GAGCCGTCGCAGCGTGCGGGCATAGGCGCCCATCTGCGTGTTGCTTAATTCCTCGTTCCCGAGAAAATAGGCTGCGCTGGTATCGATGATGACGAGGCTAGCTTCGCCGTTTGCTTTAGCGTCGGCCTCGATCGTGCTCCACATCTGGGCGATGTCGAAGACGCCGGGGATGAACGTGATGTTGTCCTGGGTCGGGTCGTCCTTGCGGAAGCTGTCGCCGCCGATGACGCGCATGCGGACGTCGTCGGGGTTTTCGCCGACGAGGTAGAGCACGCGGCCTTTCTCGACGCGGTGCAGCCCGAACATAGCGTTGTAGTCGGTCGAGCTGACGAGCTGAGCGAGGTGCAGCGCCACCGCGGTCTTAGCGTGGCCGGTCTGGCCGGTGAGCGCATAGATGAAGCGGCGTTGAAAGATGCCATCGACCAGATAATCCGGCGGCACGAAGCCCTTGATGAATTCCGCTTTGCTCAGGATGCGGATCGCGCCTGGTGGCGTCGTTGAGCCGTTGGTGCCTTTCGGCTGATGCGCCTCGACGTACTCGAACGCCTCGCCGATGCGCAATTGCACCACGTCCTCGCCGAAATGTCCGACCAACCCATGCGCTTGCGCGGTTTCGTAGAGCCCATCAGCCGCCGCAGTTTTGTCGAGGCCCTTGCCAACGTAGCCGGCGACCTCCTGCGCCATGTTGCCGAAGATGATCATGCGGCGCTCGATGTCCTTGATCGGCGCCAAAACGCTTTTCCAGACTTCGAAGCCGCGGGCGAATTGGCCAAGCTCTGTCATGCGGCATGCTCGATCCCGAATGCGTCGTAAATGATATCTTCGATCGCTTCCGTGCCCAGCATGTTGACCAGGCCGGCCTTGTAGGCATAGGCGAACAGCGGGTCGAGCGCCTCGCCGAGCGTGAATTCACCGCAGCGAAACAGCAAAAACCGCGCCTCGGCTCGCGCGCGCAAAACCAGAACGGGCGCAATGCGATCGCCGCTCATTGCTTGTCGTCCAGCACGGCGTCGATGAGATTGGCCCGCAGCGTGACTTGGACGATGCGCTCGAGCAGCTCGATCGGCAGCGTGTTGCGCATGCCGGCGGCATGGCAGAGTCGGGCGAAGTCGTCGGCCTCGAGGCGAATAGGGCATTTGCGCCAGCGGTGATAGGCCGGCCGAAGGCGTCCCGTTGTTTCGGCTGATGTGGTCATGGTCGCTCCCATTCTTGCTGGATTGCTTTGAACGTCCGCGCGATATGGCGAGCGAGCGGCTGCGGAATTTTCGCGATCATGGCGCTGGCCATCTTGCGGGCGGGGGACTTGCTGCCGCTGGTCCTCGATGCCGAGCCGGGGTCGTGCCACGACGTCCCGCCCTGCTTGATGCCGTCCGCAAGTCGGCGCCCAACCGGGTTGCGCCCCTTGCCGCTGGTCGTGTTGTGGGCGACGGCGAACCACGAGCCGCCAGTGTTCTTGATGTTGCGCTCGGCGTGCGTATTGAACGCCTGCCCTCGATAATTCGGGTCGCCGTTCTTGTACCCATTCCAATCCAAGCCGCCGACCTTCACGGCCTCGGCCGTCATCGGCATCAGCGCCGGCACGTCGCCCCACAGATAGAACGAGCCGAAGTTCCAGCGCGCGCGCCCCACCCATTTCTGCGCCCCGCGCACGTTCTCGACCACCATCGGCACCTTGTGGCCGGCGGCCTCCGAGGCCTCGCGCTGGATGCGAAAGCACGCCTCGAACAGGCTGTTGTCGGGCGGCGGCAGCGCCTTGGCGCGCTTCCACGGCATGGCCCGGTAGCTGTACGCCTGGCAGGGCGGCGAGGCCACGATCAGCGCGGCGTCCCGGAACTGGCTGCCGTGCAGCGTCAGCACGTCCTGAAGGACGAGCTGGGCCGGATAGCGGTGGTCGCCGTACTGGTGCCGCTCGATGTCGAAGCCCACCACGTCGTAGCCCTCGGCCAGCAGCGCCTCGGTCCAGCCGCCGAGTCCGCAGAAGAGGTCGATGGCGAGCGGCTTCATGGCCGCTCCCCTATTGTGCGCGGAAACAGACAAGGGCAATCGCACAACCATTCGACCAAGACGGCATATTGCTCATGCGCGGTGTTCGCCAGGCTGTCGTGCGGCGTCCAGCCGAGCCGCAGAAAATCCTCGAGCCGCTCGCCGCGCGCGGCATAGGCATAGGTCCATTGGTAGCGCTCGGTCATTGCACATGGACCCGCAGCTGCTTGTTGAACAGCGGCGACACCTTGAGCGCCTGCGTGGGATCGATGATCGAGCAGGCGTAGGACCAGGCGGCACATGCATCTGCCGCATTATTATCGACCACCTGCCAGCCGAGCATCTCGCAGCGCAAGACGATTGCTGCCTTGGCCTGCGCGCGCCGCAGGCTGCGCTCGCCGATGAAATGATGCCGAATGTCGCCGACCGAATAGCAGGCGATCTCGCTGATGCCGCGGATGTGCGCGACGCCGCGGACGATGGCGTGCAGGCCGGCGAGCCGGTCGCGCGTTGACGAATTGGTTGCGCCCACCTTGGCGCCGGGCGGTAGCATGGCCTCGAGCACGATGATGTCCGGCCGCGGCGCCATCTCGAGCAGCTTGCTCATCCAGCCGATGGCCTGGCCGAAGACCTCGCCGTCGCCCGACTCGCGCGTGCCGAAGCGGATCGAGCCGGCGATGGGCCGGCCGCCGACGACGCCGCGCGCGTATCCTGTGACAGTCGCGAGGTCGAGGGCGAGCACGTTGGTCACAGTAAGCGTTCCTTCCTTTGATTCGCGCGCTGTTGCTTGGGCGTTGCCCATCGGCAATTGGTCGGTTCATAATCTCCGTCGTTGTTGATGCGGTCGATTGACATACCAGCGGGCTTCTCGCCCATGTCGGCCAAAAAATTCTTGAATATATGCCAGCGTTCGCACACCTTGACGCCGCGACCGCCATACCTCTTGTAGGAATCCGTATTCACGTTCTCGCACCTGCTCAACATCCCAACCCAAGAGTTATAAGTTCCACTTCTTGCGCCGCGTCGGACATGACCGTGTGTGACGGGCCAGCAACAGAAACCATGATCGCTCTTTTTGAGATCGTTAATACGCACTAGCGTCTCCGCGCCACACGCGCAGCGACACAACCATTTACCCTCAACTCGTCGAATGGCCGTGCGCGTTCCGAATTTCTGGCCAGCTAAATTATGCGGCGGCGGTCGATAGTTGCGCCGCGGTAGACATCCACAAGACTTCACGAAACCGCGACGAAGATCACTGGCGGCACTGACTTTATGATTTCCACAGTCACAGAGGCATAGCCAAGTCGCACTTTTGCGAACTGAACCATCGCGGCGAACCGCAACAAGCCGGCCAAATTTTTGTCCCGAAAGGTCAAGCATCAGATCAATCTTTCTTTCTCGACCAACTCAGCATAGTCACGTGCGATCTCTGCCATAATCGCGATCTTGCGCTCGGCATCCTTGGACCTCATCTTGCCGTCCGCCACACGACGATCGAAGACCGTCTTGCGCATCGCCAGCTCGCGCAGCGCCTCGCGGTGCTTTTCCTCGGCCGTGAATTGCGCGAGGCCGAGGATGTCGGTCATGCGGTATCAGTAATGTCGCGAAGAAATGCGCTCATCTTGCCGCGTGCCCGCCGCCGTGCTTCGTCGGCAGCTTGCATTTCCTTTTCCGCGGCAGCGGATGACTGTGCGGCTTTGCGCAATTTTATCGTGGCATCATCAAAGAGGTCGTTGACGGTCGCAAACTTGAAATCAACCTTCTCGAATTTCTGTTCGTCGTCTTCCTCGATGTCGGCACCCGTCGCGTAAGAAGCCGGGCGCGTCAGATACTCAGGAACGGTAAAGCCACCGATGGAAAACAAATCTGGGCCATGCTTTCGGGGCGGCTCCTGCCACTTTTTTGTAGTGGCTTCCATGAGCGCGTCGAGCACCAACGAGACAAATTTGGTCGGGTCTTTGGTATATTGCTTCCGAATGCGATCGCGGAAGCCTTCGGCGGTGCCGCCTTCTTCCGCTTGACCTTCAAGATATCGCTTCTTCTCAATGCCTAATAGCTCACGTAATGAGTCAGCGACCATGCTGGTCATGGCTACGATCCTTTCTTTGCGATGTGGTTCAATACTTCGGTGAGGGCGTTGGCGCCGCGCTGAATGTCGGGAAGCGCCTGGTGGTCAATACGTAAGCGGTCAATCAAACGTTGACTGAAATCTGCATCGTCAAGACGATCAAGAACATCGGTCGCAAACTCGTCATTCGCCCAAGCGATCGTTCCTCGATACGCGGCTTCACTGAGTCGCAACAAAGTCTCACGCTTGCTATCTTCGGCTGCGGCTGCATCGCGCTTGCGTTGCTCGAATGCTTGATAGGCTTCCGGTAGCGATAGTCGTTCGTCAGCGACCAACTCGGCGAGATCAGAAGCCTCGGAGCGTAGCCGGGCGAGCTTTTCCTCATTCGACTCGAGATTGGCACGTTGCGCCTTTGCCGTAGCCAATGCCTCGTCTAGCTTCGCCGCTCCATCGCGCACCGCCAACGCCAACTCGCGCGAATAGCCCAGCACCGCGCGAGCTTGCGAGAGGCGCGCCTTAGAAACGTTTTCAAGTTTAGTTTCTGAACTTGAACCTTTTTTTCTCAGTCCACCGTGCTTGGCCTCCGGGTAGAGGAATGCGAGCCGCATCGCCTGTTGCCCTTTGGTTAGATTGCGGTGCTCGCTCTTGTCCGCGACAAACGCCTTTATTGACTCGTCATCCTCAAACTGCATCACCTCAAACCGCGGCTCAACTCCGGCAATCTCGCACGCACGCAATCGGTTTCTGCCATCGACCAACATTTCGCTTGCGGCACCGTTGACGCGGCCGAGAATGATCGGATCGCGTTGCCCATGCGCTTCGATGCTTGCCGCCAATGAGGCGAGCTCCTCCTCATCCATCAGTCGCACGCATTCTGCCGCCGGATGTATCTTGATGTTGCTCATGCGACCTCCTCTCGATGTGCTTCCACGCACGCGCGGGCGCGGCGGCGGCTTCTCGTTAAGTGAACCAGATTGATTTGGTCGTGACGGGAATGTTCGCGAGCGCCCACCTTGGTCCTGATCGCGCGGGGGCGTCAATACGTAGGCCCGCTGGTACATTTCGCGCCCGAGAAAAATTATTGGTGACCGTTTTGGCTACTGCCGCGTTGCGGATTTCCCAATGATTGTCGCGGAATAGTGCCTCTGCGCCGCGACTGCGAAGTACGCCGGAGTCGCGCTGTCCGCTGCGCCTGCGCCGCGCTCGCCTTGACTATTTATTTTCATGAGCGAAAGTTGATTGGTGGAAATGCAGCGCCAAATAGGTCGTGAATAGTGGCAATGAATGGAAACGAGCAGCAACCAATAACAATGAGTGGAAACCTGATGCGCTCGCCGCGGATGAACCTGACGAGTGACCTGTCCGCTGCGATCGCCGCGCGCCCGGCCAGAAGGCTGGCGAAGTCCAGAACGACTACGCCGGGCGCGCACTTTGACTGGAGCTGCCCGCGATGACGATCGAGCGCATCGAGATCACTTCTCGCGAGCAATGGCTCGCGCTGCGAAAGCCAGACGTGACCGCCAGCGTCGTTGCCAGTCTATTTGGTTGCCATCCCTACGTTTCGGCTTTGAAACTCTACCTCGCGCATTCCGGGGTCGAGTTCGACGAGGCCGACAATCGTGTGTTTCGCCGCGGCCGATTGATGGAGCCGACGGTCGCTTTGGCCGTCTCCGAGGAACGGCCGGACTGGCGCATCGAGAAATGCGATTCCTACTATCGCGACCCGGATCTGCGGCTTGGCGCAACACCCGACTTTCTGATCCATGGCGACCCGCGCGGCCTCGGCGTGCTGCAAACGAAAACTGCCGCCCCGTATATCTACCAACGCGATTGGGAAGGCGGCGCCACCGTGCCGTTCTGGGTGCAGCTACAGGTGCTGACCGAGGCGATGCTGACCGACGCCGCATTCGGCGTCGTTGCCGTCCTCGAAATCAATGCATTCGACCTGGCGCTGAGCATCATCGAAGTACCGCGTCACCCTGCTGCCGAGCAGCGCATACGCGATGCGGTCGCCAAGTTTTGGGACGACGTCGCCGCCGGCCGCGAGCCCGCGCCTGATTACGGCAAGGACGCCGAACTGCTCAAGATGATCGCGCCGCGCGAGGTCGCCGACAAATCAATCGATCTCAGCGGCGACAACGAACTGCCGGCACTGCTCGATCAGCGCGCCGAGATCATGACGGCAATGAAGGGCTACGAAGCCCGCAAGGACGAAATCGAAACGATGCTGAAATTCAAAATGCGAGACGCTGAAAGTGTCGTCGGCTTGCCGGATTGGAACATCACCTGGAAGACGACGCACAGAGCAGAATACGTCATGAAAGCGAAGGACATCCGCACGCTCCGCATTCATCACAAAGGACAACCATAATGGCCGAAGCCCGAGCAACCAAACAAGCAAACCCGCTGGTCGTACTCAACACTTACCTGCAAGAGCGCGTCGATTCCTTGCGCACGGCGTTACCGCCCCACATGAAACCGGAAAGGTTTATCTCGTCGGTGATGACCGCAGTGCAGCTCAACCCTGCCTTGATGGCGTGCGAGCGGCGTTCGCTCTGGCTTTCCTGCATGCGCTGCGCGCAAGACGGCTTGCTGCCGGACGGCCAGGAAGCGGCGATCGTGCCCTACAAGGACAAGGCGCAATATTTGCCGATGTACCAAGGGCTGTTGAAGAAGTTCCGCAACAGCGGGCAGTTCCGTTGGGTCGGCACCGGCATCGTCTTCGAGGGCGACGTTTACGAGCATTGGATCACCCAGGAGGGCGAGCACTTTAAGCATGTGCCCGCGGACGATAATTCCGGCAAGAAAATCCGCCGGGTCTACGCGCTGGCGACCACCAAGGAGGGCGGTAGCTTCATCGCCGATCTTTCCATGGCCGAAATCGACAAGCGCCGCGCCATGAGCCGAGCCTCACGCGACGATGCACCTTGGAAACAATGGCCGGACGAAATGATGAAGAAAACGGCGCTGCGCGTGCTCTCGAAGCTGCTGCCGAAATCGAGCGACATCGATATCTTCCTGCAGCGCGACGAGGCGGAATCGCTCGGCGTCGAAACCGTCCAGACAATCGACGACCAGCGCGGCGCGGCATTCGGCAACGTGCTTGATCATTTTGCCGGGACGACCGCGGACCAGCCTTCGACGGGGGCGACGCCGACTGTGCCACCGCAAACCGAGACGATGACAGAGGACATGCCAAAGTGAGCAGAAAACGGGTCGAGGACATAGAGCTGCCGGACGCCGTGTACATGATGCGGATCGTCAGCATCAAGCAGGCGGCGCAGTTGGCCGGCATCAGCGAGCGGACGCTCAAGGACAGTCACCCCGACAAGGTGATTCAGATCAGCCCTGGCCGGATCGGCATGCGCCTGCGCGACGCCCTGCGGATCAAAGATCGGAGTGACGAGCCATGACCCACGAGCTCTTCCCCGACGAGATCGTCGACTTGGTGTCCGACAGCCGCATCGAACGCCTGCGCGACGAGCAGGACGTGATGGACCTCGCCGCGCGGCTGGCCCAGGCATTCGGGGCCGGCCAGATGCAAGTCGCGATCGCCGCCGCCCTGACGCAGCGGCGGTGGGACACGCCGGTGCCATGACCCATCTCGGCGCGGCGACGTTCGGGATCGCGGCGACCGTGTCGCTGCTCGTCGTCTACATCGGCTGGCCCGCGCCATCGGCGGTCCTCGTCGAGCGCCAGGCGCCTATCGTCGCGGAAGGCAAGTCCGATCGGCTCCTACTACCCGCGGCCGAGCCAATAGTCGAGCCGCCGCAGCCGAAGCCGGTGGCGATCGTTGCGCCCGCGGCCGAGCCGTCAATCGCGCCGCCGCCCAAGCCACACGCCGATCCGGTCTGCGGCCCGCGTGGGCGCGTTTGGTACACGAAGGACAACGGCTGGAAGTACTGGAGATGTGTGAGATGAAGGTGTCTAGCAAGATGGAGGCCTACCGCGTTCGTGACGGCCGCATGGCGAGCCATATCGGCCGGCCCTACGGGGCTTTTGACCGCGTTCCGGGCCCGTGCGGTTTGGAACTGACTGTCATCGCCGACGACGGAGACCGTACCGGCTGGGAGCACGTCAGCGTTTCGAGCAGGCGGCGCATCCCCAATTGGCTGGAAATGTCCTTCATCAAAGACATGTTTTGGGAGGAGGAGGACTGCGTGGTGCAATTTCACCCGCCGCGCTCGCACTGGGTCAACAACATGTCGACGGTGCTCCACATGTGGCGGTGCCGGACCAAGGAGTTCCCGACGCCACCTGACATCCTGGTCGGCATCAAGGAACTGGGGACGCTCGCATGACTATCTTGCGCGGCAAGGTTTCCTGCACGCGCGAAAACGGCTGGCGATATTGGAGATGCAACCGATGACACTGATCGAAGCGCAAGCCGAGATCGAACGGCTGCGGGCGGGTTCGGTTGGTAATGGGTGTCAACCGTGACCCACATCAGCGGCGCCACGCGTGTGTGGAGAGCAAGCTGGGTCTCATTTTGGCTCGGGACGTTCTTCGGAGCCCTCGTTGTGTTCGTATTGGTGACTGCAAAATGACCAAACATCACCCACAACGACCACCACAATATTCACCGGGGCGAGTGGCACGTACATGTTCGACCTCATCTACGGCGAGTGTTGCCATGAAAAACATGCCCGGTACCGAAACGGAATACAACGCCCCTGGCGAGTACCAAGGGCAGTGCCGCAGCTTGTTCAACATCATAGAGCAGTGGGATGGGAAAAGATGGCGTAGCGTGCCGGTCGTTGTGGATCGACGGCCGCAGCCAACGGAGCGGCTCCACTTCGGTCCAGAAGACTTTGGCCGTGACTAGCTTCGTGGCGGCCCTGGAGCAGAAATCCCCATGAGCTACTACGACAGCCTCATTGAGCCGTTACGTGCGGAACGCGATGACCTGATGAAGGCCAACGCGCTGTTGCACGCGCTTATCGGCAACCGCGAGGCCGAGATCGAGCGGCTGCGGGCGGCGCTCAAACAGATCACGTCGGGAGGTTTGGGCTTATTCGGATCAAAAGAGGTTGCCCGCGCCGCCCTAGACAAAATAGACGCCGCCCTTGAGCAGAAATCCCCATGACCCAACGATGAATACGACGAAGCCATCAAGGAGGAAGCATGACCATCGAGCAAGAGCACGACCGCGTCCGCCCGCTGAAAATCCGCGACCAAGCCCAGGAAGTCGGCGAGCACGGGAAAAACGACGCGCCGCCTCGCGCCCGTGACCCGCTGGCGCTCGCCGGCGTCACTGTTCAAGCAGTTGATCAGATCGGCGAGTCGGCCGCGCACGAGATCGAGCAGGCCGCGGCGGCCGTCGAGGAGGGCGCGGCCGAGATCGCCTCGAGGCTGCGCAAGCTCGCCGCCGCCGTGCGCGAGCACTCGCGCATTGCCGGCGAGCAGGTCGCCGACTTCGTCAACCGCTCGACCAACGTCATCGAAACGATCCGCGCGTTGCAGGAGCGCCTCGACGCCGGCGAGCCCAAGAAGGGCAACGGCAGCGGCGAGCTATGAAAAACACCTACCAATTAGAGGTCCGTGCCCAGTGTCCGGTCAACCCGGCAGACACCGATCTCTATACGTTTACGATCGAGTCGGAAACTCTGATCGAGGTTGAGAAGATCGTTGCGTTTTTCGCTACCAACGCCAGCAAGAAAAAAGTCTTTCAAGAGAGCCTGACGCGCGCTTGTGCCGTGGCGCTCGGCGCCGTGGTCACGAGCACCGGTTGGCATTCCGGGGTCAAGGTCACATGCCAAGCTCCCTGATCGGCGACGTTCTCGACCGCTGGGCGGCGGGCGAGGGCAAATGGAGCATTGCCAAGGATTATCCGCCGCACACGCGCGGCTGGGTTAGCGGCATCCTGCGGCGGGCACGCAAACGCGGCGACCCGCGCGCGGTCTCTCATCACGACTTCGCCGCCGGCCAAGATGGATGGCGTCGGCATTATCGGGTCGAACGGAAAATGGGCAAGTGGGACCACTGGGTGTTCACGCCATGATCTATCTCAGCGGACATGTGCGCCGGAGCCTGCAGCATCCGATGCTTGGCTACATAAACACGCCCCAGTCGGGTTATGTCCTGCCATCGGATACTCCGTGGGCAGCCGACAATGGGCGATTTAGCGCGCCAGAGAAATACACCGATGCCGGCTATCTTGCATGGCTGGCTACCCGCGACCCCACCGATTGCTTGTTCGCGGTGGCCCCTGACGTGCTGGCCGATCACGCCGCCACCGTGGCGCTGTCGCGGCCGATGCTGCTGCGCATCAGGAATGCCGGTTATCGCGTCGCCTTCGTGGCGCAGGACGGGTGGGACGAGGCGACGGCGCCGTGGGATGAGTTCGACGTGCTGTTCATCGGCGGCACCACGGCGTTCAAACTCGGTCGCGGCGGCGATGCCATCTTAGCAGCTCGGCAGCGCCGCAAGCCGGTTCATATGGGGCGGGTCAATTCCTATCGGCGTTTGCGCCTTGCAGCGGCGGTCGGTTGCTCCAGTGCGGACGGGACGTTTCTTAAGTTTGGCCCCAATGTCAATGAACCGCGCATGCTGCGTTGGCTAGATTAACTGTCTGCAATCCAATTTTTGCCGATGGCACGCTCGACCAACGTCATCTTGTTCCATACTCATTGATCAAAGACGTTGTTCATCGACGTTCTGCTCGTGGCATACGATACTCCGGTAAGTTAAATCTCATAGGCTGGTTATATTCGACCATTTCCAACCAAGCCCACGTGTTCTCTAGCCGTATAGTTACCGGGTACCACGCCCACCAGAGCCTCCATTCATCGTCACCCATGATACGATAACGCTCACGTTTGGTCGACCATGGCTCTCCCCATTGCATTTCACAACTCCCATCCGCAACTTGTTGAACGCCCCATTAACTGGCCCGTAGCATTATTGATCCGACGCGCACATGACAGAACTGGAAACCCGCCCATGACGGGCGCGAGCGCGCAAACTTAGTTTCCCTTTCGTATTGAAACGACATTATCGGCGGACGCCTCGTCCGCCCTGCCGGCGAGCTGCATGACGTGCGCGGCCCACCGCTCGAGCGCGGCGCGGCGTTGGTCGAGATAGAGCGCCTTGTTGTAAACGCCACCCACGCCGCTCTTGTGGCCGCCGACATGGCCGAGGATCGTCTCCACGATATTGGGCGGCACGTCGAAGCGCTCGTGCAACGCGGTCGATATCGAGCGCCGGAAGTCGTGCAGGCGCCAGGGCGCCACCGCGGCGCCGAGTTTGGCATCAAGCTCTTTTTTCGCCTTGGCGAAGCCGGAGAACGGGCCTTCGCCGTAGCCGAAGACCAGATTCCGTTTGGGCCGGTGCTGCAGCCGGGCCGCGAGGATGGCGCGCGCAGGCGCCGAGAGCGGGATGACATGCTCGCGGCTGTTCTTGACGCGGGCCGGCGGCAAGGTGATCAGCGCCGCCCCGATATCGATCTCGCCGCGCCGCAGGCTGGTGATCTCGTCGCGCCGGGCACCGGTGAGGATCAGAAGCCGGACGATGGCCGCATAGTCGTCGTCCACGTCCTCGCCCTCGAGCGCGCGCCAGATGGCGCCGAGCTCGGGATCGCTCACGGCGCGGTCGCGGACGACGGGTTCGCACGGCATGTTGGTAAAGGCCACCGGATTGCTCTCGATCAGTCCCTCCCGGCAGGCCCACATGAAGAACGCGGACCAGGAGGCGCGCGCCCGCGTGGCCTCGCCCGAGCCGTTGGACGCGCTGAGCTCGGTGAGGCGCCGGGCGATCATGGCGCGGGTAACTGCCGTAATCGGCTCGTGGTGAAGCTGCCGCAGGCACTTGTTGAGGTGGCGGGTGGTCTCGCGCACGGTCTTCGGCTTAAGCCGCGGCGATTTCCAAACGAGATACCGCGGCAGCAGGGCACCGATCGTCGTGGCCGCCGCGGCGCGGGTGCTGGTCTTGTCGCCGGCCGGATCGCCGCCGAGCCGCCGAGTCGCCATGATGTCCTTGGCCTTCGCCCGCGCCGCGGCCGCGGGAACGATCGCCGGCGAGCCGAGCGATATCTTCCGCGCGCGGCCGTCGATCTCGTACATGACGGTCCAGGTCCGGGCGCCGCTGGCGCGGACGCGCAGCCCGAAACCGGGGATGTCCTCATCCCAGAACGTCGTTTCGGTCTTGCCGGCCGGGCAGGCCAGGGTGCGGATCGTCTTGTCGGAGAGCTTCATTCGTATCGGCCTTTGTCTTTGTGTGTTTTTAGCGCGGGAGAGGCGACACCGTTCAGATCGAAACCCACGACGGTCCAGCGGATTTCACCAGTGTGGCGATGTTGCCAGCCGTCGCCGGCATAGTCGTCGCCCCAGGCGAAGCGGCGGTCATGTTCGGGTGTTCTGATCCAAAGCATTTCCATTTCGTCCTCCGGCATTTCCATTTCGTCCTCCGTTTGGGGTAGGGCTGGGGTAGGGTTTAGGCTGGATATCGGCTTCCACTCATTTCCATTGGTTGTCGTGCTGGTGGGCGGGTAGCCTTTGATATGTCGATACTTTTCGCCACCGCTTTCCATTCATAGCAGTTCCTCGCCATGCATTGCAAGCGTCATATTCCCAGAAGCTATGTGCGTATTCGTGGCTGAGATATGTCTAATATAGACAATATCTCATATACTTAGCCATTAACTCCCTACCCAGGAAAGGCGCCTGGGTAGGGCCTGGGTAGGGTTTTTGCGCAGATGGGCGCGATAGGGGCAGCTGAAGTCCTCGCCAGACCAACTACCCACACTTCTCCCACACTTCTCCCACACTTGACTCGCCCAGCGCCCAGCGGCGGCCGCCCATGCGCATCCTGGACGCGCCCGCTACCCATGGCACCCGGCCAGCCGGGCGCACCACGGGCCAGCCTAGAGCCCGTTCTCGTCGAATCGCTCTGACAGCTTCGGCGCGCTACTTCGGCCGAGGATAAATTCCACATCGATCACATCCCCGTCACGCAGCTCGTCCCAATGCTGTCGGATGTGGTCGTGGGCTACCCTGTGGGTCGTCGAACGCCAATCGTATGGGTCATAGGAAACGCCGCGACACTGAGCATCGATCATGATCACGATTGGGTCACCCGGATCGCACGAGTAGCCGTCGCGCCGCAAGAGGTATCGCTGTCCTTCGTTGTCGGGCAGCGGCCGAATGCACATCACCGGGATGAAGGTCCCGGCGTCCCGAATTTCCAGCATTTTGACCAGCATCATTTAAGTTTCCTCGCTCTCGGCCAGGACCGCCACCGCGATGGCGCCCTCGGCGGGCTCAGCCCTGGTCGGGTGGTCGCGTTGGCCGTCCATTGTCCCCCCACGACTTCGACCGGATGCGCGGTATGGGCGCGGCCCGCACGCGCGGCGGGCCAACGTCCGCCGGGTCCATGCGCATGTCCTTCATTTTGCACCGCAGCGCGCGCGCCATATGCTCGAGCACCTTGACGGTGATCCGCCGATGCCCGTTCTCAAAATGATAAATGGCGTGCTTCGAGACCCCGATCGCCTGGCCGAGCGCGGCCTGCGTCATCAACCGGTGCTTGCGGATCTGCGCGATCCGCTTGCCAATGACCGCATCTCTCTCGCTGATTACCTGGCCCATCACCGTCGCTCCTCTTGAGTTAAGTTGCGTGTGATTGATCCCCGGTATTTTTCTCCAGCCGTCGTTACCGCCCCGATCCAATATGAAGCCAGGATGACACGCATTGCCACCAAAACGTGTAGCTATATGACTCCCATTTCCTCTTATAGCCGCCGCCGCTAGCGGCTCGGCCGGCGCCCGCCATCCATGGGTTGTGTCAATTATGATTCCTTTGCGCGATTTTCACGTTAATTTGACCCATAATTTCTTAGGGGCGTATACCCAAATGTTTCAACGGTACGGTGGGGTTGCAATGCCCCATAGACCAAAGCGCGCGCGCCCTCCGTCGATGACGCTGACCGAGCGCCAACGGCACGTCTTGCGCCTCATCGCGGACGGCAAAACGGCAAAGACCATCGCCCGCGAGCTCGGCGTGTCAACGACCACGGTCCTCGATCATATCGAGCGCATCAAGACCCATCTCGGTGCCGCCAACCGCGCCAACGCCGTCGCCATCGCCATACGGAAAGGGCTGCTGAACAACTGCCCGCCGAAGAAATAAAAAAAGCCCCGCTTGCGGCGGGGCCAAGTCATGGGGGGTAACGCCTTCACCTTACCGCCTAGTCATCGGGACTGTCGACCTCCTGCGGCATCGGTTCCGGTATCGGCCGAATGACCTTGTCCGGCTTACCGTCGTAGTCCTCATCGGTGATGTTCTGAAACACCAAGGCTTCGCTGGCCCGCCGCCGCACCAAGCCAGCCAAGACCTTGCCGTTGGCTTTATTCCAACGCTTAAACTCATCTGCAGCGCCTTCGAAATCCCCGGCATTGATCTTCTTCAGCAGCGTGGACTTCTGCAGATTGCCTTCGCCGCAGTTGTAGGTGAATGACACGAGCGCATCAAACTGCCACGGCTCCAGCTCGACCTTGACTAGCCTGCGAACCGCGTCCTCGAACCCATCCATGTCATCGAGGAAAGCGTCGTCGCACATCGCCTGCGTCCATCGCGAAGATTCGTCAAATTTCTCGCCGTGGTGATTGGTGTGGCCCCAGCCAATCGTCAGCACGTTGGCCGGACACCGGTAAGGACGAAACCGGTCGCCATCCTCCTTCAAACAGCTCTCGAAATGCTTGATGAGGTTCGCGCCGGCCTGGGTCAATGTGAGATTTTCATTCATGGGTTTATGTTTAGCCTCTTAGTCATCACGTCAACGATCCGTTCCAATCGCTGTTTATTGGCCTGCGTTTCTTTCTCGGTCACCGTCAAGCGATTGTTGATCTCAGCGAGATGCGGCGAGCCGCGCACTTCGAGCGTGGTCACGCGCGCCTCTAGCTCGACCATGTAGGCTGTAATGCTCAAGACCGCAGCTCCGATGGCAACGCCCTGCGCCACCAGGAAGTAGACCAGCGCCTGGTTATCTGCGAACCACGACCTGACCGAGGTCATCATGGGTACATCGCCTCGAGCGTATGCACGACCCAGATCCCGGCCACGAGGATCAGCGCGAAGCCGATGGCGATGATCCAGCCGCGCATCAGTATCTCCCGTAGACGGGATGCGGCAGCCCCGGACCCATACCCAATACACCAGCAAGCCAGACCACGATCGCGATGAGGCACAGCAGACCGACGATGACGCGGCCCCACTTCTCGATATTTGCGTCAATCGACCAGCCCATGAAGCTGACGATCAACCACCGAATCGCGAACGCCACGAAGATGACGATGGCTATATATAACAGCAGATACAGGAACGAAATGAGTATCGACATTGTTCGGCTCCTGATCCTTACAGGCTCGTTGAGTAGTTGATATTCAGCGTATCCCCGTTCACCACCGCCTTGTCGCCGGTCGAGAATGTGCCGGCCGACCACAGCGTGCCGTTGGCGTCGTCCTTGGTGGCGACCGCGCCGGTGCCGAAGCACAGGAACGCCCCCTTGACGGTCCCGGTGCTGGTGATGGCGAACGACAGCGCCGCCGACAGCGCCTTCGATCCCGCCGTCGCTGCGGACCAAACTGCGGTCTTGCGGTTGCCGGAATAGGCTGGTGCATTGGTGCCGCCGGCCTCGAGCCATCCCGAATGCGAAGCCATCGTGTCGGTTGCGGCGACCGCGGTATAGGAGGTCGACGAGATCAGGCCCATGAATGGCCCGGTCACCGTGTACGCTGTCCCGGCGAGGAACGAATCCAGCGCCAGGTTCTTGCCAACGGTGGCCACCACGTTGTCGATCACTTCGCGCCATTTAAGCTTGCCGGCGGCCCCGCGGCATTCGATCTCATAGCGGCCGTGCGCGTCGGCGTGCTCGCCGAGGCCGCTGCCGCGGATGACAGACGCGTCACTGGATTCGCGCGCCTCGGCGCGTTCCTCGGTCATAGGCTTTTCTCCGTTATGTCAAGATGATCTTCGGGTCTATGTAATAGGTCGTCGACGGCTTCGCGGCGCGCACCCGCGCGTGCAGGTAGCCGGCCATGCCGGGCTGCGGTGAGGACAGCGTGGCGGTGAGCTTGAAGGGGGACCAACCTGCGCCCGAGCCGCCGCCGTTCCAGGTCGAGCCATCCGACGCGATCGCAGCGTTCGCCGTCAGCAGATTGGCCTTGGTCGTGGTGACGATCGTCCCCAGCGGA